CGACGAAGTCCTTGCGCCAATGGCTGACCTGACTGCGCCAACTGATCTACTCTCGTTGCTGTTCTAGCTAAATCACCAAGACGTTGCTGTTCACGTTGTGATTCACCGGCTCTTTGAACTAGGCCGGGTCTACCTGTGCTTACAGTTTTAGGATTGCCTGTTTGCTGATCAATAACAACATTACCGCTTTCATCAACCTCATACTGCGGTTTGACTCCATATAGCTGCTCATACTCAAGATCAACTTTACCACCTAAAGCTCCTTGTTTACGACTCGTAACCTGACCTTGCTCGTTACGATTTGTTATAATGCCGTAATTTAATAAGTCATTCAGATCGGAAAGCGCAGTCTGCTCCATCTTACCCGCAGCAACTTTCTGCTCAACATACTTTGGCAGAAAATCCATAAACTGTTTTTGCAGTTTTTTAGCTGCATCTTTCGATGGTTCGTCTTTACCTAGAAGTTCACCTAAGCCAAATACAAGCATTAGATTGCCAATATTTTGCATACTTAACGCACCATCGTCGCTAAAATTACTTAAAAGACCTTCGGCAATTTTTTGTCCTGCGTTGCCTAGTCCTTTAAGTGCGTCACCTATTAATTGTCCTATATCCATGATGTTTTATGTTGTTAGTATTCCTGCGCTGCGTAAGACGCTTTTGAGGTGATTGATTTGTGCTGATATTTCTATTAAAGTTGCTTTGATTTCAGCTTCTGATGGATGAGCTGAATCTGAAACACTAAATGAAATTCCAGTAGTTGCAGATGCTCCTACTGATGAGCCTCCAACAGTCGCAATATCTGCCGAAGCTTCCGCCATTTTGACTACTCCGTCTGTACTGGTAGTTGCGTCCGGTACTGTTAGATTGTCTAGCATTGCGTTAGCTGCTGCTAGATTTGTGAACAGCGTGGTTGCGTCTGTAAAGTTATTGTGTGATACGTTAACTGACATAAGCCTGTGATAACATTGGGTTCATTGGTGTAATGTTTTGTGTTTCTAACTGTAAATTCGATAACGTGATTCCGTTAGTCCATGTCAGGGCGTAAGATATTTTCCAACCCTGCTGACCACTTTGGAAATTGTAAAGTAAGTTTTGTATTTGCTTTGGCCCGCTCCAAACAACAGGAAACGTGACAGGATAATCAATGTTTATTGCCGGAGCTGCTAAAGTTTTTGTCTGAGTTCCTGCTGATGCGTCTGGTGTAACTTCATCGTTTACACGTTGAATTACTTTAACTGACGAAGCCGATTGTACCTTGTTAAATAGTATGCGTAACTCTTGTGGCTTTTGCTCAATGCGAGTGTCGTTGGTGCAAAATGCGCGGGTTTCAACGTAGGCTGTTTCATATCCAGTACCCTCATAAAGTTTAACGCATTTGTATACGGGTTCGCCACTTGAAGTAGTTGTGCCATGTGTAATAGCAAAAAGTTCTCGTTTGTTGTTTGTTTCTACTTTTGCAAATTCCATGATCGGCCCGATGTTTCCTGCCGCATCGGTAAACTGATCAAAACTTACAAACTGTTGTGTAAGAATGTCATAAACCAAAATGCCGTGACCGTAAATAGTGTTGCAAGCAAAGAGCGCATAATCATCAAATGTGATTGCGGCGCATTTGCTGGAGACTTGAACAACGCCTTTGAATAGTCGTGCGACCTTGAGCGAAAATACTGAATTACGCGCTTCATTCTTCGACTGCCTTACTGCATTAAACGAACGTAAACCTTCTGGATCAATGAACGCAAAATCGCCAAGTAACTCAATAAATGATTTCTGGTTTATTGAATTGGCTGTAAATAAAAACTGCTTGTTAAATGATGGCTCACCAAAAACAGTAAACTGGTAGTCAAGACTTACCGCATAAGAACCGCCTTCAGTAGATACAAATAAAGACTCATTGTTCAAAGGCTTGAGTGCTGTAATTACATTGTAGCCTACTGTGTATGATGTGGCTGGTGCGCCTCCAATGGTTTCGTCTGTATTTATTTTTTGTCCTGATGTATTTACCGGAATAACAAAATCCAAAGGACGACCACTAACGCTATGGTAAATTTCTGTACCGTCAGGACTAACAACAAAAAGTTTGTTGTTAAAGAAAGCCATTTGACGGCCAACTGGAACATACTCTCTGGATGTGTAAGTCGAATTTTTCCATTGAGAAAATGTTTTTGCTGTTCTGTCAGAAGCAACACCACCTGACACTTCGATTATTCTTGGTGTGTTTACTCCATCTTGAACCACGACTGATGCAACAGTTTTCTGTACTGTTTGCGTTGTGTCTAGTGTGATCGCTGATCCGTCAACGGCTGAGTTTCCTAATGCTGTAGTTGTTGACTTGCGAAGAAAGTTTTTTGTGGACGCTGGAATAGCTTGAACAAAGATTTCGTTGAAACGATGCATTGTTCCAGCAGAATAAAGAACTGCCCAAGTTGAATCTGGATTGTTTGGCTTTCTGTATTTACAGCCACCATCAAAAAACAAAAACACAAATTCGCCAAGTGTGTATATTGCCTGTGTTGGTGGATTACTCGTAAATGTGCCTATGTCACTAGATATATCAACCGCTTGTTTAACTCCTTCAAGAACGCCGAATCGGTTGCGAACATTGTGAGCAAACTTGTACTCGTCTTCTGTAAGACGAGTATCATCCACCGACATATTCATGCCGCCAGAAAACGATGTTTGTACATAACTAGCCACGGTGATAATGCCAACGACGACCTAATGTTAAATTGTCATGGGGATGACGACCAAACTGCATCTTGCGTTCTTGGCCTCGTTCCATATCTGCGATCTTCCTACCTAGATCACGGTTCACTTTGTTCTCAAAAACGAGTGCTTCTTGTATCTTGCCTTGTTCTTCAAGAAACAGTTGCATCGCTTTGTGCATTACAATGTTTTCGTATCCAACAAGCGGAAAAATATCATCATTGCTTTGAATGTATCTGAGCTTTTTCTTGTACAGAATCTGTAACGTATGATCGTCATCTTGTGCTGAGTTTTCGTCCCATGGAAACTCTGATACATCTACAATTAAATAACTTGATTCACTTTGGCCCGAAGGTATTTCAGCGTAAACTGTACCGTCTGCTGTATCTACAACTTGAAAAATACCGGGAATTTGTTCTGCTGCTGTGGAAGTACCGTATCTTTCGCGTGTAGTATTATCAAATCTGCGGATATTAACAATATCCGATATGATATTTGTATTGTTTAGTTGAAGTTCACTCGTACTTACTGCATGACTTCCAGTAGTAGCAACATAGGAAACTATTTTATTCTGGAGAACTGAAAGAGAGTTTGCTTGTCTGGTTTCAAATGTAACGTGCAGAGTTTCAGCCGAAATTTGTCCGTGTGCTTTTACTGTAACACCAGTTGCGTTTGAACTTCTTGCGGCTGTTATTGCAGACTTTAACGATTCTTTAATTGCGCTGTATCCTACAATACGAAAACAACGACTGTCACTATTCCAATTGTTAAAGTTGTATTCAGAGATTAGATTTTGTGACTTCCATGGGAGCTTTGATTCTTTCTCCCGCATTGCACGAATTGATTGAACGTCGCGACTCATTGCGATGCGCTTGTTTCCTGCAACATAAAATTCTTCTTCAACTAACGAACCGGGAATATCTACATATTCATAGATTGTCTGCAAGGCTTCATTAACAAAGTCTAAAATAACATAGCGTTGATTTATGTCGTCTGGATTTAAACCAACCTTTCGGCCAAATCTTTCTATAATGTATTGTGAACTCATCGTTTTGTTATCGCTGTTACGCTAGGTTTAGTTCTTTTTGTTGCCGGTGTAATTATGGCTTCTTTATCCAGTATTTTAGAAAATTTAACAGGCACAAGACTTGCGTCAATCGTTAAAGATTTATTTGATCCTGCTGTTGTTAACACAAAATACATAATATTCCCGGTAGAAACTGTCGCTGATGTTACAAAAGTTACACGATTAATTCCTGTTGTAACTGTATGAATATCTGTAAATGACGTATCGGCATTTTGGTAACGTAATTTGTATGTTGATCCTGAGCCTATTGCGCTTACTTTGAACTGTACTTGGTATTCTTGATTTGCCTCAAAATTTTCTTTTTCAAATCCGATTCCAAAATCAACTGCTGTAGGTGTCATCACCATTACATTGTTTGCAATGTTAAATGTACTTGTGCCAATTGGTCTATAGTTACCGTTATACTGTTCATCAAAAGCCGCTGTATCAGTAACAAAAAAGCTACTTGTTATGTCAGAACTAAAGTCAGTTCCAATGCCTGTTATTAGTTCAGTTGTAGGAATCTTCCTTGTCTTATTTACGATAGGTGTCATTTACGTTCCAGTTCGTATTCAAGTCGAGCTATCGTTCGCATCGCTTGCCTTGTGAAGTCCGGTGCGTGAAACGCCGCTTTCGGGAATTGTGGATGTGCTGTCAGTTCCTTGACGTTCTCGTATTTTGGAGTCGTCTGGCAACCCGTGGACACGCAAAGCATTATCAATATGAGTAAGTTTATCCTCATACCTTTTCGCTGCGTTGGCTTCTTTAACTGCATCTGATATATGCATAAAAAGCCTCTCCAAAGTAGGAAAGGCTTTGAACAATGCAAGTATGGCTTTAATTAGCCCCACTCGTATCGCTCTTTACGCCTTTCCGTAGAAACACGGCAAGCAACGATGTAACAACAATGTTTATCATCGTACCCATTTCCATGTCTCCAGAGAAGTATGCACCTACAGCCGCGAGAATACCACCGGCTGCCGTCATGTATGTCTTTTTACCACTTAACATTATTTCTTCTTTCGCTTTGGTTTTTTAACTGTTGATTTTTTCGGTGGTCTACCCACTTTACTTCCGTATGTTCCTTTTCCTTGTGGCATTATTTTTTCTTTGCTGTTTTTGCAGAACGCTTAAATGCTTTAGCAGTTGGCGCACCTTTAGTGCCGGGTCGTCTCATCTTCTCACCACTACCAGCTTTGATGCGTTTACGTTTTGCGTGAATGTTTGCGTACAATCCTTTTGCTGGCATAAATTATCCTTTCTTCCACTTACTAGAACTTGACTTTGTTTTGCTTGGACTCCACTTGACCTTGTCTGCCCAAAAAGCCGCAGACATTTTTCCGCGAGCTATGTTTTTGGAGTGACGAGACTTGAACGCTTTTCGTTGTCCAGCAGTCTGATTTGTTTTAACTCCCTGTTGACCAAAGCGAATCGTCTTAACTTGATCACCGTCTTTAGCCACAACAATATGTGACTTCGTAGGATGACCGGGAGTACGCTTGGGCTTGTTGTAGCCTGTGACTCCCGCTCTTGTTAATCTTGAGTCTTTCTTAATCGCCATTTAAGAATTCTTTAATTAGCATTTGCTTCGCTACTTCAAGTGAGCCGATAAGCTGTTCAGCAGTAAGATCAAGTTCTTGATCTGCATACTCAATTGCCATGCAGAGTCTCCGAGTAAACTCGTTTGCTTGATCTTCTTGTGTCATCGCTTGCCGCGCTTCTTCATGTTCCTTTTAAGCTGATCTTGCTTGAACTTGGTTTGCGGATTTTTAGCCTTGTTTACACCCTTCTTTAATACAGACGGCTTTTTAGTTTTTGCTTTAGCCTTGGACTTTGATGTTACTTTGGGCTTTGGCGTTGCTGCCTTACGAAGACTCTTGCGTTTAGCTTGCCTCGCCTTGTTGTCTTTCGGCATCGCCTTGTTTACTGGCTTGGTTGCACCTTTAGTCGCTTTTCTTGTAGATTTCTTTGTGCTTAATTTACTTAACTCAGCTTTTAATCCTTTTGGTATTGATCTTTTTGTTGTCTTTGGTGCTGGTATATCTATTTCAATAGCCTTGCTTTTCTTTGCTCTTTTCTTTGCACTTTTCTTTGCCGGTTCGCCTTTTGGGTTGAACGGACTTTTTGCAGAAAACGGATTCTTGCCTGACTTTTTCGCAGAAGTCTTTGCTGGCTTTTTAGTGCCACCTTCTCTAAACGGATTCTTGCCTTTTGGTGCAGTCTTCGTTTTAGACTTTGGCTTTGTGCCGCCTTTCTTAAATGGATTCGGGTCTATTTTTTGTATGCGACCTTTTGTATCTCTAAAATTACCAGCCTTGCGCAACTTGCGGCCTTCTTTGGTTAAGCCTCGTTTAGCAGCTTGCTCTTTTACTTTTTTACCGGCAGTTGTCGCTGCGCGTTTTGCACCACTTAATGCTGCTTTTCCTGCTGCTGCACCACCACGAATTGCACCGCCACCTATAGGTAAAGTAGCTACAGTTATCGCAGCGTCAGTTGCAAATTCTGCATCAGCTAAATCTTTGGTTAAACCAGCACCAAGATCAGACATACCTTTTGCCTCAGACTTCAGATTCATCAGACGCTTTCTTAATGCAGCGCGTTGTGCTGGTGTGCGTAGATTACGCGGAGCCATGCCCTTTGTCGGATTCTTACGGTAATCAGCCAGCTTTTGTGCATCAGTCTTCGCTGGCTTTTTAGCTGCCGATCTCTTTGTATCAGACTTCTTTGCGGCCGGTGCTTTAGTGACAGGTGCTTTAGCGACAGGTGCTTTGGGCTTCATTGTTATCTGAACCTTTGTCCTGCCTCTTGACGGTGTTGACCCGCGAGTTACTGGGCCTTTCTTGATGTTGGCGCGAGCTTGAGCCAGCGTTTTCTTCTTGCGATCAGCTCGGCGTTTTGCGCCAGCCCGTGCAATTTCCATGAGGCGTTGTCCGCCTTTTTTACGTTTACCGTATGCCATTGTTCTTATTTATTAGTTCTTTAATCTTTAAGATTATGTAAATTAATGATGCGAGTGATATGGCAACTTTAAGTACGAGGTCAATGGAAACCATCCAGTTTCCGATCCCCGTTACGCTGGCAATTGCCACTTTAAGATCATCAAAATTCATTCACTCTTTTCTCCTTGATACTCTATATCAAAGAAAGGCGTGTCTACTTCCAAGGAACCCGGCAATGACTTACAGCCACTCG